CTGTGTACCACTTCCAATATATGTTGTTCGTAACCTTACCTTTACTTCCCTATAAGGTAATCCGATACTCCTGAAATTTGTTTTACCTCCAAGATTTTGAAACGAGTATGTACTGCCTGAAGATCCAATTGGCGTAGTATTTATTTCGTATGTCGTTTCCCAATCCGCACTAGGTGTAGTTGTTTTAAAAACTGTAATATCTCTATTAAGATAAGATGTGTTTTTAAATTCATATTCAATTGTTGGATTCAAATCTGTATTACCTATTGTTAGGTTAGTTCTCCATACTTCACCAATCTGAACGTTTATATATCCTGTTGTGTTTTTAATAAATTCTAAAGCATATGTCGGTGCAGTCGCTCCCGTACCCACTACTGGACTAAATATAATTCCTGGGGTTGAACCTCCAGTTCTATAATAGTCTCCATTAATAGACATGTTAAGATTAAGATTTCCTGATGTACCACCCTCATTAGCAGTAAATGCTGCAGTTATTTCAGGTAATGGTTGATCGTAATATGTATTTCCTTGATTACTATCAGGACTTGCTGTTAATGTTGTTGTGAATGGTCCTGGATTATAGCTAGTTGGTTGACTTGAAGATAAAGTTCCTGTTACAGTTCCACCGGAATTGAAAAAGCCAGTAGGTACTGTTATAGTAAAATCTACACTTCTATTAATAGCACTTTGAGAATCATTAGCTGTGAATGATGTTGGTACTATAGATACACTAGTAAGAGGCACATAATAAGCTGAACTATTATTTCCTAATGAAATATTTACAGTCCCTGTTTGTTCTATTGAAGCAATTCCCCCACCATTTCCTGTCCAATTAAAGAAGGTATATGTTGGTGGGACATTTCCTGCTCCATTTCCGTTATCTCCCCATGTTAAATTATTAAATCCTAGGAATATAATTTGCGGTAATTTTTTAATAGTATATGTTGTTCCTGTATTTACACTATCTGCTTGGAATAGAGAATCTGTCGATCCTAATGTTCCAGTCACATCAAATAGTTGTGTTGAATTATTATAAGTAGCATTTAACGATGTATCTGCCCCTCCAATTATAGGTATTTCGTCTTCTTCTAAAATTGCTTCCCCTTGGCTATTTGGATCATTTATATTAGGGTCATTTGCTATATTATATGAAAATGAATTTAAATCAGGAGTAATAAAAGAATTAGTTCCGTTAGACCATGTTTTTCCATTACATATATACCACCCCTCATATTCTCCAATACCTCTACCGACATATATATCAATAGGTGCCGATGCTGGTGAATTAGCAGTATGTTGATTTACAAATTTATTATTATCTTCAAAATAAGCAGGTAACATTGAAATTATAGTACCGATTGGAACCGTACCTCCAATGTCTGCAATATTTTTAAATACAATCTTTCCTTGTTGATTATCAGAAACAGCAATTTTATTAGTGTCAGGATTTCCAGTAAGTATTCTTAAGGCTCCTTGTACTTCAACGTCTTTTTGAAATACTGTATCAACATTAACGTTAAATGTAGAAATATTTAAACTAATTAAATTATTAGCATTATTATCAGGATCTCCCCATGTAAATATATCAGCATATTGATTTATAGAACCTGTTCCTCCGACAAATTTCATATTCATTACTGCATTACCAGACTCGCCGGTATCTAATTTAAAAGCGAATGCTGTAGCTACTCCAACTGTCTTTAATTCTAAATTATTATTAAAGTTAGAATGTCTATTTATAACAACTTGTGCCCTTTCTTCAATGTAATTATCATATTCATCATCAGTTGTTTTATAACCTATTATAACTGAAGGAGCTAGTCCCTGTGTACTTGTAATAGGTAATATAGTGTCAGCTTCTGTAGTTCCTCCAGTGTTAACTTTCCATATTTCCTGTCCATTACTTCCTTGATTTCCTTGAAATCCCCGATCACCGACAATACCTTGATTTCCTTGATATCCAGTTACACCCTGATGTCCATTATTTCCAGGGTTTCCCTGAGAACCTTGAAGACCTCCTCCATTTACAACCAGTTGATCAAAGTTATAATTTACTTTGTCCAGCTTGATGTTGTCAATGTCAGATACTAATATTTCCTTTAAGTTAATTACCATGCCTGTTGTTACTAAATATTTAGTTTATATATTTCTTTTTTATTATCATTATTATGATAATATTTTAAATCTTTGATTTGTTGCTGCACTTTGACTGTTTGACCAATAAACACCTATTTCGAAATAAATACCAGAAGTACTGCCATTGTTCATTGTGAAAGTGAAAGAATCATTTGGCTGTATATATTGTGCAGAGTTACCTGTTGTGTTCCAAATTTCTTGATTTGGAACTTGAGTAACGTTTGTTTGATTTATAATCATATTTGTAAATCCTTGTTGATTATACGTGTAATAATTTAAACTTTGAAATTCACCAGTTGCCCCTCCAGTTGCTTTCATCCATAGCCAAACCCCTGCAGTTGTATTATTTGTTATTGTCCTAAACGCGCTACTACCAGGTGTAGGTACTGCATTTAATTCAGTGTTGATTGTAGGTGCATTATTTTGTGATACACATGTCACGGGTTTTAATAATGTTGATGTTGTTTTAATTAGTGCGTATTTTTTACCATCCTGTGCCCTATCTTCTATTAATGAATAATATGGATATCCAGCACCTGGTCTGTTTTGATTATAAATCTCTATAACTGGGGAAGATCCTAGAGACTGTACCCAATTAAGATTTACATAAAGAATACTAGTATCTGATACGGTATTAAATATTTTGTCCAAACTCCAAAGAGGTATTGGATTATCATCAAGTGGATTAGTATTTCTACCAAAATATAAAGTAATATTATCAGTAGAGATGCTATCACACACATTTGAATTATTAAGAGAAGATGCGGTTATAGGACTTGACTTTATGTTAACATATAATTTATTGATTGAAGCTCCTGTAAAGCTATTTCCATTCCAATATCTCCTGTATACTTCTTCCCCTGTTCCGAACTCTCTGATCCATCCTGCATTAGGAATTGCTCCGGAAGATGAAAATGTAATAGTTGTTGCATCTTTAAATAATAGTGTGTCTATATTATATGACACTTCAGTAACTCCCGCCGGTAATGTTGCCCCATTTAACTCTGTGTCAAAAACAGCTGATCTACTTACTAAGTTTTTTGTATATATTATTGGACATGCAAATTGTATACTCGCCCATTCAGATCCAGTCCAATATCTAGAAAGTTCTTCTCTTTGATACCATCCGGCATTAGGCGATGCACCTGCAGTTCCATTATTGTTTATGTATAGCATTCCTAATGGACCATTAGTCCAATCAGTACCTGTCCATAAATATGTTTGTAGTGCTGCATCACATGCTTGTTGGTATGTACTTGCGGCAACTGTTAGTTCTATTTCTGTTGGTACTATCACACCTGCAGAGGGATCTGATAGCCAATATAAGGAAGCTTCCCCTAGTTTAATTATATTTACATTTCTTTTAATAGATAAATCAGAAGTTCCTGAGGCAGCCTGTAATGGTATAGAATCGTTAAGTACTTCAACGGTCTGTGATACATCATATCCAAGTGTTGTTTGGTTGTAAACTGCATCAGATCTTGTGTTACTACCTGCTATTATAACTGGGTCTGGGTTTGTAACAACAATATCTACTTCAGGGCCATCATATTCTGTATTTGAATCTGTATTTGCTATAGTATAATTAAAGGAATTTAAGTTAGGAACTTCAAATTGAAGTACTCCATCAATCCATTTTTGCCCATTAGCTAAATACCAACCGTCAAACATAGAACCTTCTCTTCCTCTACCGTATCCTATTTTTAAATATCCGTCATCCCCTATTTCAGAACCATCTAATATATGAAAATTATTATTATTAAAATCTTCTTCTCTAATTGTAATGAAAGATCCTCTAGGTAGTGCACTAAATACTTCAAATCTATTTTTCCATTCTACATTACCATAAGTATCTGTTGAAACTAAAACTTTATTTTCTAGTGCATTATTATCATATGAAAAATCGCCAAGAACCTCAAATTCATCACTAAATGTAGAATCAACATGAGATTTAAGGAGTTTGGTAGTATCTTCGTTTATAACTTCTAATAAATCAGTACTATCTCTATGCTTATACTTCCTAACACTGTTAATAACAGGTTCGTTAATATCTAATAACCATGTTGCTGTTGCTAGTTTTCCAATATTAAGATCCAAATCAATACCCGCTGTAGAACTTTCCTTCGTTCCCCATGACGCCCTGCTAGAATTATTAGCAAGTGCTATGTTATTTTTTTGCGGAGTTCCTAAGAAAAGACCTGGAGTTAACTCAAATAGAAGAGGATTATTATATTCATATGATCCTGTTGATGCTCCAGTTAATATAGCAATTGGTGAGTATTCTATACCACCTTGATAGTTTGGAAGTATTGTATTATTTGTGTTTGATCTATTTATATTCCATGTAAACTTACCACTAAGACCTTCAGTTCCTTGAAGTCCTTGATCTCCTTTATTACCTATTATTCCTTGTGTTCCATGTTCACCGGTAATACCATCAGGACCTTGATTACCTAATGGGCCGTATGCCCCACCTTTCTCTAATTGATTAAAGTTAAAATTAATCTTATCAATTTTATCCTTAGCCCACCAATTAGTACTGTTCGGATCTAGATCACTTTTGAATATCTCTTTAATATTTAACATTAATTTATGCTTGTATTTTGATATGCAGCTTTAAATTGTATTTATAGCCTGGTTTTTTATTATATATTAGTCTAAAACTAAGACCATCGTTCTGATAACCTTGTATGTCGAAGTTTGTTTGTGTAGTATATCCACCTGATTTTATTTCTTCTGGTGAATTAACAGATACAAATCCTGTTTCTAAGTTCTTTCCTTGAATTCCATAAACTTCTATATTGTCAATTATAAATCTATTAACAATATTTTCGTATACATATATTTCTAAATCGTCTTTAATAGATGATTTGTCACCAAATGATTTATCAGCATCAACATACTTACTAAAGCTATTTTGAATTCCATCTTCTAATAATTCATTGTATATTGATTTTGGTAAATAAAAGTCTGCTATAATTTCAGAATCATTCTCTAACCAATGTATCGCTGACTTATTTAATTTATTAAATCTAATAGAATCTAAAGAATCAATAGAAGTTTCAATAGTAGAAGTAAAACTAGTTAAATCATAAACATCCTTAACTTTCATTATTGTTGAAACCATAAATGATTTAGCTTCAATTGGATTTAACGTTCCAAATGTTCTTTCAAACTTACCACCCTGTATTGATTTAATGTAATAGTCTTTAGTATATTTAGATTTGAATACATTGAAATCAGTCTTATCAATTGCTATTTCACCAATCAATGGATATAGTGGTAATTTATCTGATGTTTCAGAAAGTTTTAATAGGTTTTTAGAATTTTCATCATTAACCTTATGGTAGTACATGTTTTCTATAAATCCGTACTTATCATTAGTATTTTTAAATGATCCAAATGCTATTCCAGTATTTTTAAATTTAGAATAGATTAAATATTCTCTAACACTTATGTTACTTGTTGCAATACCAGAACCTGTCCCTGATCCTATTCCGTAATATGACGTTATGATGAATTCTGGCGATTCAGTTTCTCCAACCTTAGGAATAAATATACCTTGATCATTATATACATCGGTGAAACTAATACAGTCTTTAAAGATAGGATTATAATCTCCATTGAATCTTCTTAATAATGTATAATATCCACCGTCTGTTCTCTTGCTAATTACCTTACCGATCTCACCAGACACTATTTGATATGCCTTTGGTTTATCACTATCTGATTTTGTTGTTAATACTGATGGCTTTACAAAATCAACACCATCTTCAACCTGAAGTATGAAATCGTTTAAGGTTTCTCCTGTTTCATTTATTGTTATATAGTTTATCTTTCCAAATTTATTAAATCTAGAAGCATAATTATAAGATACTATTTCTTCAAATAAATTCTTCCATCCACTATCTCCAGTTCTCCAATATTTAAATTCTTGATCTAGTGGAATGCTTTCAATTTGAGCATCATCCATTGGAACTCCAGTTCCAGAAGGTCCAGTGCCTAATGGGTCGAATGCTATGGGCCTTCCTAATACAACAACTTCATTATTACTTACGACTCTAACTACTTTAAAACCGTATGTGTTTCCTCCGGATATTGTAAAATAAATCCATGAATAACTACCATCACTTATAGGAGTTACACTTGATAAAAATGTTCCTACATTTTGTTCTGCTTCAAATGAATATACTGAAGGTTCATTAGAACTCCAATCCGTTCTTTCATCGGATAAATCTATTTTAAAAGGTATAGTAGAATCAACTATAATATCATTCTTTTTAATGTCATTAGCAGTATACGCTATAGATCTAGATAAAGTTATAATGTCGTTACTAACAGTATTTAAATCTAAAACAACACATATAAACTTAAACACATCATTTTTTATTACAGTATAATTTACACCATTCTTTGATTGATCATTATTATAATTTAATATTACTCCAAATTTATAATCATTAACCACATTGCTCGATATAAATTCAGTAGGATTAGATTTTTCATATTCCTTTCTCTGCTTATATACATATCTAAGACCTCTAAATACAGTACTAGCATTTAAGTTTCCAATGGCATTTTCAAATTTAGTAAATAAATTCCTTGCCTCATCTTCAACCCATGTAAATGCACCGTTATTTGGTTTAAATAAACCACTCCACTTAAAATGAATTTTAAAATAATCAACTTTAGTAGATTTAAGAGCATCTATTGATATTCCATTAGAACTATTAAAATCAGTGTATGACTTAAGATTCTCTGAATATGGTTGCTCGTATATGTAATCAGTTATTTTATTAAAATGGAAATGCTCCATATTTAAATTATCACTATTTCTACCTGCGTCTAAAACAATATTAGGTGATAAGTTATCAGAACCAAATGATTCGTTAGAATTTAAAACATATGGTAAATTTCTAGCATTTGTTCCATTTTTTAATGAAAACTTCATAATAGATGGAACCATTCTACTTTTAAGAACAGTATCTTGTAGTGCGTTTTCAGATAACCTGTCATACTCAGAATATATTTGCTCTTGATTATTATCAGTGTCAATATCCTCTACCTTTAAAACAGGTACTAGCCTATCAAAATTTGTATTATACACAGCTTCTTCAGTTTCTAACTCAATCTGTAGTTCTCCTATGTCAGAATTTGAAATACTGTGAAAATCAAAATCAAAATCTTTTATATCGTATGCACTAAACTTACCAAAGCTTGGTCTGAACTTTTCATATAACTGAAGTATTTTATCGTTTGGTACTTTAAATGAATTTTGTAATATTATTCTATATGATAATTGATCCTTATGATCTTTAACTATATTGGTTATTTTGTTAAACTTACTTAAATTCCTTTCTTTAATATATTGCCCTATAGCTACATTTTTTAAATCTTCAGATTTAACTAAAAAGGATGCTCCTACTTTAGAACCTCCATCAGCAGTATATAGATCCCAATCATTATATTGAGGATATCCAAGACCGATTGAATTAGATGAACCTGTAATTACTTTAATAAAATTAGTAAGGTTTAGTTTTAATATACCAAAAGACATTCTTTTTCTATTATCACCAGCTGCATAATCCTCAATGATTACACTAGCACCGTCAACAATACATGTATATGTTGTTATTTTTGTAATTAATTTACTAATTGCGATTGCAATCTGGTTTAAACCACCTTGTGTTGAGAATTTATTACCGATAAATGTACCCTGTGATATTGTAGGATCTGCAATGCATGTAAAATCGAATAAACTATGTCCTGCTATTTCAATTTCTGTTTTATCTCCAATATAAAACCTATCATTTAAGTTAGGTATTTCAGTTATTTCAAACTTTATAAAACCTTTATTAGATGCATCTATGTGTGATATTGGTAATTTATTAGGGATTATTATAAACTCGTCCGGTGATATTCTATCGCTATTAACAGACACCGGTAATTTTAAATCTCCAAATGGTCTGTCATTTATTATATTGGTATAGTTGTTTTCACCTAATTTAACGTATGATAGCATTGGAAGCTCTAAGTCACTAGAACTAGGTAGCATATCTTCAGAATCTAGTGCTGTGCTTGATAAATCGTATAATACTGTAGTTGTATCTGGTTTAATACTTATAATACCCGATTTAGATATTGTATCTACATCAAATGATCCTTCCTCAATATCATCAACATATAATCCAAAATATCTGTATATTTCATAATTAACTGCAGTTGCGTCATCAAACATGAATTCCATGTTAATTAAATTAGCAGATATTAGACCATGTCTTTCGAATCCACTACTTAATAATTCATTTGCGTATATTTCAGGGTTATCCTTTCTAAGATAGCTTTCTGCTAAAAATTCTTTTTTATTAGCAAATCCACCATTTGTTGTATCAATACCTTTAAATTCCGTTGCTCCATCTTCACCAAAATTAAAATTGATACAAGATTTAGGAACCCCTTTATCATATGCATGATTATGTAGATATTTACCTAATTTTGATTCTTTAGTAAGATCAAATGTTTTAATTATTGTTGCATTTTTTAATAACTCTAAAATTCTAGAGTTTTGACCTAATGTATCTTCACTATACTGTTCTTTATATTCTACATCAAAAACTCTATATACTACAAACTTCTTTGGTATTTGTCTATCTATCCATATAGGTGCGAACACTTTATATTGTTCATCATAAAGTTTTGTTGAATTGAAGCTTGCCCCTGAATTATATTGTTGCTCATATTGAAAGGCATAATCTGAATATGTAGTAAGATCAGAATTCTTTTTAAGTATTTGAAATCTTTCATTAACAGGAACTCCCTTAAAAAAACGTGAGACGTCATTTGAATAAGAACCATCTTGATTAATTTCAAATTTCTGATATTCTACCTTAGATAAGGATTTATTTGCCTTAAACGCTCCTAAAAACATGTCACCTATCGAGTTAACTATCAATTTGATGTTACTACTCAGTTTAGGATTGGTTCTTAATATAGCGAAGGATTTCTTCTCTAAATTATCGTGTTCAATGTTATAGTTTATTGCCATCTATCGGACCTCTTTTTATTTATATTATATATCAATATTATTTAGAGGACGTTAGTGTGCAATATTATATTAATAATACTCAGTACTTATAAGAGTTGGTTGAGAAAAATCAAGACCTGCTCCACCAAAATAATCTGTATTGCTACCTAAGCTTTTTCCTCCACTATTATTATAATTAGTAAGCATTGACGCTGTGATAGAATTTATATTCTTACCGGTTGTTCTATATTTAGCGTAAACTTCGATATCAAATTTAAAATCTTGATTATTAGAATCTAAAATATCTACTCCAATTTTCTTAGAATATGTTAAGTTACTAAATATGTTACCAAGTACTCCACCAATTCTACCAGTACTATTATCAATACCAGTATCACTTGTTACTCCATAATAATCTGTCATTCTATATTGAAAAACTAAATCTAATGTAATAGATTTGGCACTATTACCAGGAATTGTTTTCTTACCACTCTTGTTTTTAGCATCTACAATTAAAGACTCAGAGTCCAGTGGTGATAGAAATAAGAATGATCCACATGAGTGTCCACCTAATAGGTATTTATCGTTTGGATCAAATGAATTTCTAAGAGACTTTCTCATTCCAAACGTACCTGTATTGTTTACAGATTTTAATATTTTAAAAGGTGTTTGTTGTTTTCCAAATAAATCAGTAGCTCTTAATGGTGTTGTTTTTGGTAATCCTACTAAACCATTTGCTTGTATTTCTAAAGCACTCTTATCGCCAATGGCTAGAGGGTGATCCCCATGTATTAGTATTGAATTATCATATAAACTAGTACCTATATCCTCTGTACTAATTAAACCGGAATCCTCTCCGGCAGCACCATTCCATATAAAATCGGTTGGATTATTACTAGCTGTTATAAGTGGGAATAAAGCAGAACTAAAGTTTTTAGAACCATCTGCTGATTCCGTAACACCTGTTATTCCATATGCTGTTGATATACCATACTCATATCTATCATATCCTGATTGATCTGCTGAGTCGATATCACCGTTAGCGTCTGGTTGTGCATTTCCGTCGTTTTCAGATATGTATAATCCTTTGTCATTTGCTATATTTTTAAATCTAGAATATGCAAATTGACCTCTCAATTGTGAAGATTGATTAGGGCTGTTATGTAAATAATCTTTTAATAAGTTGTCACTTTCTAAATTTTGATAAACAACTGGAACTAAATCATATTTAGCCTCATTTGTGTAATAATCGTTAGTAGAGTATAGTGGATCAATATTACCTGATTGTAAACCAAATACCTGTGATTCCGAAGAACTATAAGCTGGTAATTCAGTATCCCCAATAATTCTAGCTATTAATTCTAATTCACTTGCTTTAGTATTAGATAGATTTATTTTAAAGTTCTTAGTTACTATATGTCCTTTATAATTAGTTTCTGGTAATTCATTAATGTAATACCCTGCGAATAACTTTATCGTTTGATTATTAGTTACAGGAGTTACATTTCCTTCTTCATCAATTATTTGTATTAATAACTCTCCGATTGTTCCGTCTATTTGAGCTCTTAATCTTTCAATTTCGTTTGTTAATTCCAATAACTTATCGTAAACTGATACAGGTGATTGTTCCTGAGTTAAAAATCCAGATGCAACTTTATTTGCATTATGCACGAAGTATTGATCATTTACTGAAAAAGAATCATCTATATGTTGAAATACCCCAGCCGTTTCTAGATCAGAGTTGATAGATACTTTTAAAGAATCTAATTCATTTGAGTTAACTAAACTTGATAAAGAATCTGTTGAAAGTTCTCCTTCTGGAAATTCTACCTTTACAATAGAAGACCAATCACTTGTTAATGGATTTGCAGGATATCCTGCTTCAGAAATAGATTTAACCATAATCTCAATAATTTCTCCTGAGCTTATTGGAAGATCTAATGAATTAAAGTTTACTGCTTGAGCATCCTCTTCACTTTCCGTAATCCATTTATATTTACTAGTATCTGTTTGTTTTTCTCTTTTTCTAACAGGTCCATTTACTTCAACCCAGTTTGAAAATGCAGCAGTTTTACTAGAATTATTAGTTGTATCTTTAAATGACATTTGATCTACTTGACTAGTTTTTCCACTAGTTGAGACATATCTATATCTAATTTTAAATTGAACAACTTCTTGTGAAATTTCATCACCAATTCTTCTAGGTTCAGGTATTGGGTAAAAACCTCTAACTCTGAACTTAGGAGTTACTGTTGCTAAATCAGAAGATTCAGCTGCAGCTTTTATTTCAGAAACAATAGAAGCATATAATTTAGATTCCGACTCTCTGTCGTTTACTAATGCTGAGTATTCATTTCTTTGATTATCTCTTTCTACCTTAGAATTAAACTTCTTAGTATTTAATAAAGTCTTTTTCTGTTTGATTGCTTCATCTAAATTCTTTAAACTTTGCTCAGAAGCTAATTTATCAGATTTTAGTTGTTTAATCTTTTTAGTAGTTGTATTATCTGTTAAGTGTTTATTAATCTGAATTACTTTTAAATCAGCTGGATCTAAAATAGGTGCTATTGGCATAATACCAACGCTCGATGGCGGTATATAATCAACGCTAAGTGCTTTGATAAATTGACCAAAATCAGAAACTTCAGTTTTATAATATTCAGAAAGAGACTGTTTTGTTCCTTCCGTTCCGTTTATTTTTAATTCATTTGAATAGAATGCAACACCAGGTGAATATTCATCTGATGTTATGTTAGAGATTGGATCAATTGGCTTAATAAAGATTATTTGTCTTTCATCAAATCCAACGTTTATCTCAACGCTTAAATCAGTATCAATGTTTCTATATACTGTTAATGCTTGTGCACCAATTGTAATAGCTTCATATCCTTCGATTAATTCTAGTTCAACTTGTGATGTTGAATTATCAATCGATTTAATAATGTATCTTGTTCTATATTCACCAGAGTTTACGATTAATGAATCGCTAACTTTAAGTACCTCAGTTTCCTTAAGTGTTTTAGAAGCATCTGAGTAACTTAACTTATCAAGGGTAAATAACTTAACTGTTTTTGTTTGAGTAGCACCATCAACAACCTGCGACTTCTGCTCATTAGTTATTTTAGTAACATCAAACTTACCGCTGTACTGTATAGTTCTTATTGGCATTTCAATTACCTCAGCATCTAAATGATATTTTAAACCATTTTCTGCAATATCAGATTCTAAACCTTCCTTAGTTAATTCGTTAGAACCTTTATATACTTCATCAAATTGATCAGTCGAAACAGGATCCTGTGAATCAAAAATATATCTTTCAATATAAACTCTTTCTGTTTCTACTGGGATTTGTCCACTAACATCTAATTTGATAGTTAATAAAGGATTTAAGAAATCCTCAAAGAATTCATTTAACTTTGTATTGAATTCAGTAGGAGCTGCTAAAGATGTAATTGATTTAGAAGGTCCTTTAAGTTTTGATGTGAATAATTTTCTGTAAGTACCATCCTTTAATCTAACAGTTGATCCGTTAGATTCAACATCAGATATGGATGATAAATTAGTATCTAATCTTTCAATCTCTCTTTTTAAATATCCGAACGCTGGTATCTGTACTGATTTTACACCATCGTTAGTTGGATCGTATAAATCGATAGTCACCGTCTTCTTATCAGTTGAAATTGCTTCATTGATTCGGTTGAAAATTTCTAATGAATTAGTATTTAATTCTAGAAACTGTTCGAGTAATTGGGATATTGAATTTTTAGCACTCATATTATCTTATAATGTCAAGTTCGAATGTCTTGTTTATTTCGTCTACACAAATTAATTCAACGTATGGTTTCTTACTTAGTAAATCAGATGTACTGATCGTTCCTTTAAGAATCCATCCATTCTTTTTATCCGTGTATATGTTAATAGCTTTGTTATTTAAATTTGAGATAGGAGTTCTAAAAACAAGCTTAACGGTTTGACCCAGCTTGAATGACGTACCACTATCATCTAAGTATATATTCAAATTACTAGAGAATGTCTCTTCTTCTAAATAAATCCTTACTAGATTTTCATATCCTTTAATTCTTGTCCAAATTCCACGTGATGTGAAATCAACAGGATTTAATTGATCCGAAGAATCTATTTTATCTAGTACTGTATTTGAAGTATAATCATATTCATGAACATCATTTAATACATAACCATAATTTGAATTATGTAATTTAATTTTGTTCTTATTTGACTTATCAACCGAAATTCCCTGACCAGCTCCAATAACATCCGTGTTATATTGAACTTCAGTTGGTATTTCCCCATTGATTATTTGATTTAATCTCTTATTAGTTGAAGATATCATATCTAAAACTGATCCTGAATTTTTATAATTTAAAGCAGCATCTTCAAGAGAAGTTTCTAAAGCAGCTACCTTAGTAGCTAAATTCTCAGTATTTACTGAAGTTAGAAATAAACTTTCTAAATTGTCTAATCTTGTATTTAATTTATTATGACTATGTGTTGCATCTGCTAATACCTTAGCTGCATTTTCTAATGATGATGTTGAATCAAAGAATATATCCATCGAGAACGTAGAGTAATCATTGATGTTCTTTTCAATTCCAACGTTATCAAGTGATGAATTAAATTTAACATTTAATTTTAAAGCGAATGCATTACCATTTAATCCAGTAATTTCATTTGGCTTGTACTTAGATAATTCCGGTATATACCACCCAGTACTTCCTGGATCGTTTTTAAAGTTATCTAATAAAATAAATCCATATAAATTAGTTGATCTGTTAAGTGGGTTTGATTTAGAATAAACATCGTAGTAAACTGCGATTGCATTAAATCTAAAATCTCCACCTCTTTTTGAATAATCTAATAAATTATTTAATTTTTTATCTGTTGCTATTTTAGAATAGTGAGACGAATCCCAATCAATTCCATAATTATATGTACCGTTAGGATCTATATTGATAGTACCGTCATTAGAATCGGCAAGAGACCCTAATCCTATGTTACTATCAGGGTGATCCTGTCCTGCTCTACCGTTAATTTCTGCTAGTGGTTGATAAAGTGAATCTGTTGTATTATAGTCCGAAGATTTAAATAATACATCCGGAGTATAACCTACATAAGAAGGTACATTCACAAACACTTCATTGTATGTATCTCCTGCATAGTTTTTATCGTTAGAAACATCTATGTTTCCTAAGTATTTTACTACTTTACTATATTCAGAACCTGTTTGAACTGAATCATCTTCCTCAACAACCGCTGATATTCCGCTAACAACTTCTTGAGAAGTAGCTGGTTTTGTTCTAAATGCACCGATATGATTTAACCATTTAAAAAAGATCTTTTCAGAATCAGATGCATATAGAGAATCATCAAAGTCATCATCTGATAATATGAAGTTCTCTAGATTTAAAGCATAATTTTGAAATGTTTCAGCAAATCTTCTGTTTGCATTATCGTCTGTTGGATTTTCATCGTATCCTGGCGCTAAACCACCACCACTTACGGGACCACCTTCAAATAAATTAGTAAATTGTATGTAATTATTTGTTGATTCGCCTGACGGTGTTGCAACTACTGGTAAATCTAATAGTGCAAATTTTGAATACTCAAATACAACATCCGGATTATAATAAGCACGGGTAAGATCCCTAGCAGAGCTAGAAAATGCATACATCGTTCCTCCTTGTTCCTGTGGAATTCTAATTAATGGTGTAGCCATTTATTTATTAAATATTTTTTTAAACTGTTACTGTAGAGTTAAAGTATGAAATAACATACCAAAGTCCATCGTAAAATCTAAGAGTTAATGTTCCGTTTAATGCAATAGATACTGCAGTTGCTCCTGCAATATTAGTAGGGTCGATTGTAATAACCCCTGCACTTGCAACAAATGTTACTTCTTGTCCTACATTTCCATCAGCTACTACGTTAGTTCCTGTTAAACCAGAAGCATCTAGTACGTATGTTGATTTAGCATATGCATTTGCAGTAGGCATTGCTGCTACAGCTGCTACTGATTTTTCTAAACCTGCTGCTAATATTAAAGAATCTTCCATCGTGAATGGTAAAGATGCAATAATATCTGAAGTGTTAACTATAAATAAGTTAGCTCCTCCATTTTTTAAGTTTAATTGTTTTGCATTAACCCCTCCTGTTAAGGTTAATGTCTGTGAGCTAACATCTAATAAATCTCTAACTTCAATTAAGTCATCGTTGATAGATGCAAAATTGTCGTTTAAGACTATTCTTGATGATGCTAAACTGTCCGTTCCTAAAAGTGTTGTGATACTTGCCATTTTAAATAATGTTTAATATGTTTTTCGTTATTGTATTCTTATTTCCGTTTGAATCTTGTATTTCTAACTCTACTGTGTAATATCCTTTGTCTTTAAACAGATGAGTTAATACTTGATTACTATAATATATATCATCGATATTTATCGTATTGTTTGTCACCTTCCAATTTTGTGAAACTATTCCCGGCATATTAGTTAAATCATATGAAAATGTCACGTGATTTAATTTATGTAAGTCCACTAATCCGTTAATAATATATGTATCATCGAAACTAGGATTATAACTTATGAATTTTATTTGTCCTCGAATTGCTGATGCATATGGTGTATAATTTTCTAGCTGACTCATCCAAACATATTCAAAATCGTATGTTCTTGCAGGCTCTTCAGCAACTGCTAGTATGTATAATAATTGATCATTAATACCATTGCTAGCTATATCATCATATACTGGATTAAAATTAAATTTACTTAAAATAGGATGTTCGTTAGAATCTAAACTATTAAGTTCATCTGCAATTAACTGCCATTGTGATATCGCAAATGATGTCGGTGGGATTATATTTACTATTTGATAGCTATCCCTTGATATTGCACCAGTTCCCGGATCTTTTTGTGTGATATTAATCCATTGATTACCAGGTACTGCACATATTTGAAATGATGAATTGATATCTGAACCGATTCTAGTCATTTTCCAAGTTACCTCAGGACCATCATCCCATACGTGATTATCTAAAGCCGACCATTGATAAGGACCAGACGTTTCGTTAAATCCACTAGACTGTGTTGCATCTTGGTATCTTCTAACTGTTGAGAATTCTAATCCATTTTCCTCAGGGTCTTGTACATAGTTAGCGCGATCCATTGTTAAATAGTATGTGCTAATAGTATCAGATACTGGTAATGTATTTTCTCTAGACCAATCCCAGCTAGATCCTGACTTATCCCATGAATATACGTATTCTTGCCAATCTAATTTCTTTGGTGACAATGATGTAAGTCCGTAAAGTTCAACGTTTTTGTTCTTAACCTCAACTGCATCTTTTATAATCTTAGTACTTTTTACATTATATAAATCATATAAGTTTGCTTCAACTGTATATAATCCAGCGTATGGTAATGTCATTGGGAATTTAATGTATTCTTCGATAGGGCCTCTGAAAGATCTTAAATAATTCCTAGGACCTCTTAATACCCATTCTATTTCATAAACTCCTCTGTGCCACCAGTTATCCCATGTTAGCAGGTGATTACCAGTGTCTTCTGCGTCATCCCATGTGAATTCAGCAACATCCCAGTCTTGTTCAATACCTTCAATCTCTAAATTAATTGGAGCTCCAATTGGAATTCCATCAATTGTATTAAAAGTATCTAAATTACTGTTATAATATTCAGTGTAAAAATCGTCTATAGAATTATTTACGATTGGAAGGAAATTTAAATTATTAATATCTTTTCTAATATCTCCTAATTCATCTGATGCAATTTTAAACTTAAAAGCATCACTATTATTATTGCCTGTGGCTTTGTAAAAACCGTCAAAACTATAATATAAACATAGAGATGTATTACCTGCTTTACAAATCGTATAAGTATCTGTATCTTCTGAATATATTAATTGAAATTCTCTTCCAGGAGACGTCGTGGTAGCGCTACTATTGACTAGGGTGTTTGGATTATTAGTAGCATTAGAGCCTGTTAATTTCAAGGGATTACCTTGTTTTGAAACTATATTATAAAATCCATTTGAGTTTTTTCTAAGGGTGAATTTAGTATTTTCAAGATCTCCATTTACTTCGCCAGTAATTGGTATTGATTGTGGTGGTACATCATCAACACGCATAAATGTTTTTGATTCAATGTGGTATATTGAGAATTCCACAGTATTTGATAATACGTTATTTAAATCGTCAAAATCTTGACCAACCCCTGTTAATCTATAATCAACCTTACGTAAATCTTCTATAAAGATATTTCTACCCTCAGGTTTTAAAACTGGATTAAATTCTACACCTGCCGTTTGGTTTTGAATCATGTGTTGATTATTCCAAACGTTTTGATTAAATTGAGAAAAGTAATCTCCTTCCCCTGTAATATCTACAATCTTAGCCTGTAGTGGTAAGTAATCTTTTTGTAGTTTCTTTTTTAATCCATATAATTTAATTAATACTTCATCCGGAGAAAAGTCTATAGTTTCTTCAACGATAGGCATATCCCATTCGTCCTGTAAACCAGTTGGTGTATTTAATCGGTATACTAAAGAAAACCTTGAAGTTTTCTTTTGATTTGAGTTTGGTAGGTCTGTTGTTTTATTTTTATCAGCTAAGAAACCAACAACGTCTTGATTAGGGACTGCAACTGCTTTTAATTTACCAAAGTTTTCACTTTGTTCATTTATGTTTAACCAATATTCTTTTAATGTTATTTTATCGTACCCAAAGAAATCAACTGCATTTAGCAAGGCTTTATAAGTCCCTATGAAGGGCTTTATCTGCGAAGCCTGTAATAATAGTTCTTTTCTCTTTTGATTAAGTAGGATGTGATCAGGTGATTGCTCGTTGATGTTTGAATCCTTAAATATGAAATAGTCTAAATCATCAAGATTCATACCAATATTTGATAATAAGGTTCTTAATCTTTCATCTTCTCCTTCAACTTCACCGTATACTTTAATTCTTGCAATCTCTCTAGTTTCTAAACCATTAACAACTTCTATAATTGAAAGAGGTCTAATGTGAAATCCTTCAACTTCAGAATTTAAAGCAGCACGAACCATTATAGGATCCGCTTTTAGATTTGCAGTTACTATTTTTTTATCAGTATCTGTATTATATCCTACTTCAATACTACTATCTAATAATGTAGCAGATTGTTCTAAATCTTTTTGTACTAGTATTTCCCCAGCATTTGGTTTAGCACTATATAAAAATATATCTTCACTTGTATTATAGTCATTTGAAAATCTAAACTTAAAAGAAACATCGCCAACTGCTTCTGCAATTGGAGTCACGTGCAAGTCTTCTAGCAATTGTCCTTCAACATTCTCTAAAATATGGAGAGTTAATGTCTCGTATAATCCTGTTGAAACCAGTGGAAGATATGCAACCCCTTGCCATAAATCTAAGTCTGTATTAAAGACTAGATTTAAATCGTTGGAATCACTATCAAAAAATCTTAGATTATTATATGCCATTATCTGAATCTTTTATCTTCTTTTTTAGTTGTATATGACTTGAATCCCTTTAAATAAGCGACTGCATTAATTAAGTCAGAGAATGTCTTTTGGATTAATATTACAAAATCATTCATTGTATTATTTCTAAAAATATACTCTGACATAGAATTTCTTAAAACATTTTGACTATATTCATTACCTAGGTTTTTGCGATTATCAACAGCAGTTTTACGTACCTCTGAATCTTTCCTCTGTCTGCTTTTAAATAAATTTTGAATAAGTGAAGCCATTATAATGCTTTTCTATTTTTAGCTTGTATTTTAGAGAATATTGTGTTCGGTACTGCAGGTTCATCAAAGTAAATTGATAGTGCTGCCATTTCTCCCATCTTAGCATCATCTAAAACACTCACACTATCTCTATCTATCCAACCTCCTCTAAAAAGAGCAACTTCTTCTTTTTCTAAAATAATATCTCCAAAAGAATCTAAGTTTATTACCTCTTCTGGTAATGCAGCATTAGGTTCAAAGTTGATTTTTTGTTTTGTAACTGTTCTTTTAAAGAAAACATATTTAGATTTACCATTTCCAATATCTTCTAATACTGGTGTTGATGGAGTAACCGTTACTTTTTCAAGAATGTAATATCCTAATCTTCTAGCGTCTTCTTCTGTTTTAGAAGTAAATTTAACATTTACAGAATCTATACCCTCTACCGTTTCCAATAAGGCGATGATATCTGATTTTGGTAAACGATCTCTTCTTGTTATATTAATTAAATAGTCTGAAATTTTTCCACGAATTTCAGAATACATAGTTGCTTTATTATATCCTTCAAAATATCTTACTTTAACATCCATTCTAAAGTTTTGAATACTAGGCTCTACTATTTTAACTTCAGTCGTAACCATCTGTTGTCCACTGTTTTCTAATAATTCTAATAAACCATTCTTTTCATCACTAGAGAAAAAGAATTCATCTAACTCTAAATTAAAATAATCTTTATTCTTAGTTAATTTTCTAGCAGTGTCTGGTAGCATAAATAAATAGATAACATTATCATCATCTAAATATCCATCGTCAGTTGTATTATATGCATCTAAATAAGAGAACATACCGTATCTAGATAAGAAGTGTTCATATGCATTTGGATTTGCCAATACAAACGAATGTGATTGTAGAGGAGCAATAAGTTTAGTTAATTCAGTTGATTCTGGATCTGCTCCCATTTTAGGTGAAGCTGTAAATGAAGATTCTAAAAGTTCGTTTAAATCATATGTTTCTCCAAGTGAATCGAAACCTTCAGAAATAAACTTAAACGTAAGATCCTTAGAACCTGTTAAGTTTCCTTTAGATCCGTCAGTCAATAAATACTCTATATTAATAGAAGCTCCCTCAGTTGGTATTTCACCAAATGAACCATTTCCAAAATAAATATCTAATCCACCTGAAATACCAGTTTTAACTAAATATCCTTTAGTACCAACTTTCATATCATATAATGAATCATATTTAGTCCATAATTCACTATTAACACTTACTCGGGTAGAGTGATGATCTGTTAAACCTTTAACTATTACATTAAATGATTGTAATTTTTCACCGGTTCCGGTCACTGTTTGTGATTCTACAGTTCCTTGAACAACCGGGACATAGATATATTCTGAATTGCTTTTTTCAATTCTAAATTTATCGTTGTTTGTCTTTAAAATATATGTTAATCCGTTTTCAGTACATTTTATAGTTGAATTCTTTATAATATTAAGAGCATCGCCTGCTAAAGTTTCACTAGCTGATACATTTAAACGTAGTTTAATTTCACCATAAGCGCTAGCACCTCTAAAAGAATCATGCCCCGCTAATCTAGCAAGTCCATAAATTGATTCAGGGTTTTGTGCAGTTAATATATTCTGCTCAACTGTTGAATCTTCAATATAGAAGAATATCAGTTTTGTTAGTTCAGTTAATACATCCAAGATTTGAGAAAACGGAGAAGCTGTTGTGAATAATTCACTAGTTCTTCCATATAAACGCGAAATGTATGTTCTCGTATCTGAGATCATTTCATTTGCTTTAATTCTTGAAGTATTTAAAAATTTAAATTCAGCCATTTTATTTTTTATTCTATTTTATACGTAAACACCCATTTGGATTCTACCATCAATTATAATATCTAAAAAAACAGCATGTCTATCTGTTTCTTCTGCATAATCTATTTCTATATCAACACTATATTTACTAGATAATGGAACGTATGCGATCAATTGATCTTGTATTGATTTTTTTAACATATAATCATTATATCTTAATTCATATACATAATCTTCTAAATTTGCTCCAAAATTAATATCATTTAAAACCTCTCCCTTTCTAGTGAAAAGAACAGTTTCTATCTGAGTTAATAACATTGATATTTCAGCATCTTGCTGTATCTTATCAGGGCTAAAGTTAGGTTCTCCAACATTTTTTACGTAAAATTCCATATAGTATATATACTTTTAAGAATGCATCATCCAATCAGTGCCTTCGTCTCCTTTTATTTCTTCAATTACTGCTTCTAGTTCATTTTCACCAAGACCTTGTATTAAATCAGCATTTACTTGAATATTTCCAGGTAATGTGAATCCAAAGATTCCTAGTTTTTGACCTAATGATACTTTAATTTTAGCAGCACAATATCTAAAGAACGATTCATCTCCAAATAATGCACATTCTGGAATAGTTTCATAAACTTCTAAAATAACATCTTTTTGAGGAGTACCTCCAGTAAATTTTAATTCATGTGTTAGTTGACTATAATTAAATGAGATAGGATTCTCAATAATCTGACGAGCTAGATCATAAAAACTTTCGTTAATTACAAACGATTGTAAGTTTTCAGCGCCAGCTGCAGTACTTGCTCCACCATACATTCCTTGCATCATCATTCTTTCAGTTGAGAAATCTCCTTGTGAGAAATTAATATCTGAAGAACCTCCCCATCTTGATCCGGTTTCAAATACTCCATATACTGAGTATATTTCGTTTCCACCTGTCGTTGTATCAGGGCCTGGTAATGTGATGCTTCTATTTGCTTTAAAGTGATCACTATCAAATAAAGATACCGGTAGCACTACAAAACTTTCCTTAACTGAATATTCGTAGTTTTTATAGAACCATTTCTTTGCTCTTTTAACTATATTTTGAACTTCTTTTTTTGGTAAATTCATCGGAATCATACAAGATCCTGTAACTTCCTCTGCTAATTCAGTTACGAATTCATTAAAGCATTGACTACCAAACTGTGGATTTTCTAACCAAGTTTCATCTCCTAAAAATATATTACTCATTTTCCTTATTTATTTTTTATACTTCTGTATAAAGTATTTTTTCAGTGCCATTAAATTTGGCTGTTTTCTTATCGTATTTTCCCTCTCTAAATATACCACCAGTCATCTTACCTTTCATAATACCGGTAGTTCCATAAATATATGCATCTTCTAATTCACACGACTGATGTACGTATGAATTCTTTATTTTAGAACTAATTATTTTACAATTATCATAAAAGTTACATTCAGTTATATCAGACCCGTCTAATTCACATTTAAATAAATCACAATGTATTAATTCTCCTTTTATTTTACTATCTACAAAATCGTAACCTTCAAGAGCAACGCAATACGATAATTCACCACCGTTGATCTGCACCTTACTAGTATCAGTGTCATAATTAATATGACCTTTAGTTATAGAACCATGTGTAAATAACCTCATGACTTGTTCTTTTATATTTGACCAATGTAGATCTAATATTTGAGGATGTTTTTGTAAATCAACAGTGAATTGAATATTCTTCCAGTTCTTTTCAATTGATCTCCAATCTTTTCTAGAACTTATAATTCTTTGATTCTCTGCGAGGATTCTCTTTAGTTCTAGTGCATTAAGACTGTTAAATTGAATAGATTCAGTCGAATTCCAAAGTTGTACTAGAAATTGATCTAGCATGTGAAGCACGGTTGAAGTTTTCTTTTCCCAATCTTTTCCTCCTATATATCTAAACTCTAAATAATTCTTATGTCTTTTGTCGAAGTTAATTCCATAATATTTAGAATCAGGATATGTGAAGTTCTGTTTATTAATAGTTTTACCATCAAAGAAATATGTATCTTTATTTGGTAATATAAATTTAATAGATTTAGCGTAAGCAGATCCTTTTCTTTCTGGAAAGAATTTAAATACCTGATCTTCCTTAAAGTCTAAAATAAACTTAAGAACATTCATTTTAGATATTCTATTCTTATTTTCTATTTTATTTTTATCGAAAGATAGGTTTAAGTGAATTGATGAACGATCTGTAGTATATCCGTTTTCCTCTATCCATTTACAAACGTTTATAATCATTAAACGTGCATTGTAATACGGAGTAGGCCCTGTTACCAATTCCATTAGTTTAACACCACCACTCATATCTGGTTCGAGCTTAAAATGGTCAGCGGTTGGTTCAAAGTCACTATGTGCTTTGTCCTCTACTTGAATCTTTTTATCTAAAAGACTTCCAAGTTTTTTGGCAGTTTCTTCAATAGGAAGATTTGAATAAAATTCGAATTCAACACCAACTAAGGCATTCTTTAATATATTTGAATCGTTAAATGTGTTCATATTAGATTATCTATTAAACTTAAGTTAGTTTATATATTCTAATTATATTAAGATAATCTCAATAAAAAACCCGAGACTATTAAATCTCGGGCTGTTTACTTAAAAAATATACTTATTAAATCTTTAAAAAGATCTTACGAGTAGCTGCATCAATTCTTGTAACTTGAACTGTTATACTATCTCCTGGTTTAATATCAGTTGTTTCTAAAACATCTTCAATTTCTGAGATATGCAATAATCCTGCAACTCCTTTTTCAACATCTATAAAGATTCCATAATCTTTAACTGCTCTAACTGTTCCTACAACCTCACTTGGTGTCTTAATACGGTCTTCAATACCGTCCCATAAGTCAACTGAAGGTGCTTGATCCAATTGAGTTAATATAATCTTAGTGTCGCTAACAACTTCTTTAATTTTGAAAGTTATTTCAACGCCTGGATTAATCTCTCTAGCTTTATGAGCCTTTAACATTTCAGGGGTTAGGTCGTTAACGTGAATCATTCCAGTTAAACATTCTTTGAATTCAACAAATACTCCGTATTTTGCAGATCCTGTAACGTTCCCTGTAATTTCTTCTCCAATGTTTTCTTTTAATTCTTCGATTCTAGAAGGAATCATGGCTTTAAGATATTCTCTATGTGATACTACAATAGTTCCTCTCTTTTCTGAGAAGCTTACTGGAACAACGTACATGTCTGTTCCGATAATAGATTCAAAATCTACTAACTTGTTAATACCAGCTAATGAACCTGGCATGAAACAGTCAATTCCTTGAATACGAACGATGTAACCACCACCCGGAATCATTTCAGTAACAGTACCCATATATCCAGTTGATCCGCCCTCGATAGATGCCATAATTTCAGCAACAACCGCAGTCTTAACTCCAGCTGAGATAGAACCTAATACGTATCCTTTAGATCCACCATATTCTAGAACTTGAATTTTAACTTCATTTCCTACTTTAAATTGATCTCTAATACTCGCTTCTTCTTTAACAACAGAAACATAAACAGATTCACGATATCCAATATCAACTGATACCCATGTTTCGTTAACCGTCTCAATAACTCCATCGTAAATTCCACCATTTTCAATTTTTAATTGTTGAATGCTTTCCACTGATTCTTCATGACCTGTTAATAGGTTTAAGAAATCTTGTGCGTATGGTGCTGTTGAATATACAGTCCATCCGTTAGGTGCCTTTATCTTAGTATTATGTACTCTTCCTTGGCTAGGACAATCTGCTTGATGTGCATCCCAATCAAATTCATTGATAGGAACATTTGCATATTCAGTAAAGTCAATCTCTACTCTTTTTTTAGTCTCAACTTCTGGGTTTGTTACCGGAAGTCTTTTTCTCTTAACGTCTTTTGACATCTTTTTTTAATTTAAATTGTTAGTAATTGTGTGTAAATAATTATAATGTATATATACGTTTTAAAATGCAACAGGTATAAATCCAATCATAGGCACTGGGCCTACTGGTGTTGTAATACCTCCTAGATATAAAAACTTTAATAATGCTAAATGCTTAGCAAATGATACTGCTACTGCAGTTGCAACTAATTTTGATGCTATTGGATTTGCCGGCTGGACTTCAAAAATCTTACCAGTATTCCATGCTCTTCTTAAATCGTTTGCTAACATTGATTTACTTCCATAATATATTGGTGCATAAATTCCACCCAATGGCAGTATTGTATTACAAGGTGGGACTGGTGGCAATGATGTAAATGGCTGAGCTGCCGCAGATTGCCAATATTTTATAACAGCTGATGCCATCATTTCATACGGATCTGTACCATCTTCTTCCTGATCTTGTTTAAGCTCTTCTTCTTTAGATCTTGCCCATTTTATTTGAGTTTCCCTCCATCTTTTCTTTTCTTTCTTATAAAGTTCTATCTTTCTACCATGGGATCTAGCCCTAGATCCTGAATCACTGGGCTTATCATAGCTTTTTACATATATAAATTTACATATAAAATTATCTGTAAGGTCGTCGGGTATTGATTCAACTCGATCTATGTGCTCTTCTTGAAAAACATATTGATTTATAGTATCTTCAACCTCAATAGGCGGTATAGCCTCTAATGTGAATCGGGTTTGACCAGGTGTTAATCCTTTTTTCTCTTCTGCTCGCCACGTAGCTTCTAATTTTTTAATGGCGTTCTCGACCTTTAATCCGAGAGCGTTAAAAAGACCATAATTCCCTAAACGATAAACCCATGTTTTAAAGTATTTAGTTCCGTCGTTTTGTGCAAGAACTCTCATTGCTAACGCATTTATCTGTTCAGTATCCGTCATTGTTGGTATTGGATTCCTAGGTTCTTTTTCAATAACCTCAGGATATTCTGAAACGTCACCCTGTAGAACTTCATCAATATCACTTAGTTTCTCAAGAACACCACCATCACCTATAGTTATAGATTTTGATTTATTAACAGTTCTAATAAGATCATCACCCGTGTTGTTTAATATTTCAATAAAATTATAGGTATATTTACCAGGAACCTGTGGTATGTTAAGGGTTGTGAATCCTGTATTGCCAATTGATATAGGTTCCTGCTCAATGTTATTTAATGAATATCTTACATTGTATGATTGTTTATCATCGTATTTTGATAATGTGAATTTAACTATATAGTTATGCGAGGCTTCATTAATATCGGAAGAAGCTTTTGTTACCACATTAAAATCTACAGAATCTCCTTGCTCTGTATCTTCTATTGGATACGGAACAGGGCATGTTGAATTATATAGAGGATAAAATCTAAATTTGTTAAGAGTATCTGTATTTTCTAGTGCCCATTTTTCAATTTCACAGCTTGCATCAAAACTAAGATCCGCACCTGGTATGACTTCCATCATATCTCTATACTTCTCGATTGTTTTCCTATCCTCTAAGGAAGTATCATAATCTTCATATAGTTTTTTGAAAGCTTTTTTAAAACCTGCATCGAGTATTGGCCTTTGACCGGCATTATTATGTGTATTACCAAATGGGGTTTGAGCAGATGCTACGGCACTAGCATATTCATTCGCTAAAAACTCTCCAAATTTTGGAATGCTTTCAATACTCCTACTATCTAATCTAGTGGAAACGTTATTTATAAATATAGGCCATTTTGCCGGCATTTTGAGATTGTTTTATAGACTATATATCCTATTTACCTTTTTGCTGATAATTAATGTGTTTGCTCTTTAACACAGCAATTGTCGCTGGTGTGATTGGTGCAGGTGGCCCTGATGGTCCTACTCCTGTTGGGTGAAAATGGTTTTTGTAATCATCTAACAATTCGTCTAACCATGCTTCTAAAGAAACTCCTCTAACTACAGGTTCTGATTCATCAGCACCGTCTTCTCCAGTATTACTTAAAAATATATTTCCAGAATCTAGAAAGATTTTAGAGTCAGTTGATATTTTTATATGTCCTTCTTCGTCGATTTGAATGATTGGTCTTTCTTTAGCTCCTGATCCTCTAGAAATTACTAATCCGTCTTCCGGAGATGAATATATTCTTATGTTTCTTTCAGCATCATATACTAATGAAACTACATTATGTGCTTCAGCCGAAGGATCTAAAATATCTTCTTTAAGTTCTTTATTTTGATTGATTTGAAACCAGTATTCTGGGTGATAGATATTACCATTATCGAAACGAATTGCTACTATGTCTCCGACTCTTGGTATTGAATGAGCCCCTGCATTGTCGCGATTCATCGGGGTTGCCCATGGTAGAGCATCTTCCGTTAATTTATCAAACTTACCGTATACCTTAACCTTACATCTTCCTAATTTAGCAGGGTCTTCATTAGATACAACCTCTCCTAACCAATGGGTTTCCCTAAGGTTATCAGATTCTAGTTCTTTATTTTTATTTTTATTAATCATGTACGTTACCTAAAGATCGTGCAGCTGCACTATTTAATACATCTCCTAGCGTATCACCTGGTCTTATAAGCCCGCCGTGTACGTTTTCAGTTATAGCAGCACTTACGTTTTCAGATTGATTTGGTAAAGTTGCTGCTTCATCAACTCCATTAACAAAATCCTTATATGCGTTCTGAACCGCAGCGTTTAATCTACCTACTGTCGCATTCTTCGCCATTTGTGTAAGTTCTCCTACTTTATTATTAGCCATAGTTTTAAGATCAGTAACTGCTCTATCCGCAAATTGCTTTCCTGC